ACGGCATCCGAGATACGGGCCGCGAACATGAGCGCCGGGAGTGGTTACGGTGTATCGAGCAACTCCATCTCCGGAGGCAACTACATCGAGCGTCACATTCGGCGCACCATCATGGACGAGATAAGGCGATCCGGCGGCTACGCCATCCCGCGAGGCTGATATGGCAACCGACTGGCCGCTCAAGGTTTACATCGACACCGCCAACCCAAGGCCCGATATCGGGCGCATCGTGATCGCGGCGGATGGGACCTGCTGGGACAAGGCGGCAAGCGACTCCACGATATTTTTCGACGCGGTCACGAACACCGCGATGCTCATGCCGCTATCGCTCACGCCGGAGTTTGAAACCACGTTCACCGGCGATTACGAGCGGTTCCCGGCGAGCAACCTATCGTTCCCAACGCCGGCCAAGTGGGTAACGAATCAGGTCCGCGGGCAATACGATTACTGGCACGAATCCCTCGGCGTCAACGAGGTGGTGCAGAGCCGCAACAGCGCGGCGCCGAATCAGCCGATCTATATCGGAGCCTATGTCGACGGCGTCAAGGGATCGTCCGACCGCGTCGTGCTCGAAGGCGGCTGGGGTTACGGAACCGCGCAAGAAGTAAAGGTGCAGCTCCTTGCATCCGGTCAGTACCGCGTCTGGAAGAGCGGTACGCAAGTCGGCCAGTACGCCCCCGGCGCGGATGCCAAAGATACCAAGCGGACCGCCTACAATACCAGCTCGTCCCGAGGGCAGTTCCATGCGATGACGCTTGTACCTTGCCGGTATCGGGACCTGCTCATCATCGACGCCAACGGGTCCGCGATCTGCCATACCTTCAAGGACCTCGCGCCTCCGGATGGATCCGGACCGTCCTTCCAAGTGATCACGCCTTCGGCTCCGATCTACTTCTACGCTTCAAACGGCAAGGCTGTCGTCCAGCTGTATCAGGTACGTTTCAAGACCAGCGGCAATCTATATGGGCCGGTGACGCGGACGCGGTTTGCACTGCCGAGCGGATGGTCATATAGCGTCAACGATCTGGGCTACCACACGATGGGGCTCGGTACGTCCGGATCGCGGACGATCACGCTGGTAAATGCCGACGGCTCGGCATTGACGCTCAACGGGACGCAGGATCAGGTCCGGCTCAAGGTTGCCATGAGCGCATCGACGGCATTCGACGGCATCGGCGTCTATTTTGCGGACGCCTATAGCGAAACCAGCTCGGTCAATACCAGCAATACAAACGTCGACATTACGACCAAGGTGGAGAGCCTCGAATGTTCGGTAGGTGAGGACGGCCGCGTACAAGTCACGATGACCGCCCGTAAAAAGATGCTCACCGATGCTGGAGTGAACCGCCCTCATATCATCGCGAATCGGGCATTCGCGATCAGGTTGTCCAATGGCACGACCGAGCAGGACTTGGTCCGCGGCCAGTTCGATGCGCCCGATATCGAGTATTTCGAGCGGGACGATTCAGCAAACTCGGACTGGGCGCTACTGACGTTCCGCGGTCAGGACTACATGGGCCTTCTTGATCGCATCTGGTTCCGCGACGTGATCGCATACGACAACACTCCGATTGCGTATATCCTCGAGGACCTGCTGTGCGAGGGTGGATTTGACTGCACCACGCAGGTCGACTATGATTCGGACTTTACTCCCGCGGCGACCACGATCGATGCTTCGCTCGACAAATGGAGCCTGCTCCCGGACCGTGGCGACACGATCGGCAAATGGATTGACAAGCTGCATCAGGAGTACGCTCCGCTCTGGATTCGCGGCTTCGGTCCTCCTATTGGCTCATTCGCCGAAACTTATGTCTTCCGCTGGCGCGATCCAGCTACGGTATCGGTTATTCCGAAGGTGACCCTCTACCAATCGATCTCCACGGCCACCACGGCCGGCGTGGCTGAGGCGCTGAGGCCAAAGCGTGTCATACGGCGGTTGACCGAGGTGTACGAGCGACCGGAAGCGAATCAGGTACAGGTGCTTGGGCAAGACCCTCATACTGGTGAGTTGCTCTGGGCGACCATGAACGATGACGCATCGCAAGACCCTAGCCTCGCGCCATCCGCAAGGCCTGAGAACTGGCTTGGAACCACGGAGCCGTTTCTGTACCAAGACCCGGCAATACATTCGCTCCCGGCGGTCGGTTACATTGCGCTCCAAATGGCTGGACGGTTGATGCCCGGGCGGACGGTAGTCGAGTGGGAATCTGATCTACTTGTGGACTCAACAACGGATGTTCAGCTCTGGCTTGGGGACATCGTCCGCATCATGCAACCGGACGGCACGACCACAAAGGGCGACTACCAGATCGTGGCGATCCCCAGTATCACGTTCGTCGACGAGGGCGACGGGTCGCGGTTTCGGACCCGCAATGTCCGGTACAAAGCTATCAAGCTAAGGACACAATCCCTAGTGGGGAGTGATGCGAACAATAGCGGGATGTTTGGATTCCCGCGGTAAGGTAACAAGATCATGGCGAATTATCAGGTCAAAGACGCGAACGGCACGACGATCTATATGAGCTCGTCTGGCACGGGTGCTATCGGGGACCCGTTCGTGCCGGTTGCGACCCTCTCTGGGACGCTGGGCGGCGATGTCGCCAACGACGCGGTGGACTCCGGCAACCCGGTGAAGGTTGGTGGCAAGGCATTGTCCGCGAACCCGACCGCGGTGGCCTCCGGCGATCGGGTGAACGCGCTGTTCGACTTGCAAGGTCGTCTTGTAGTAGCGAACACCATCCCAGAGGCGCTGGTTCGCGGCGTCTCCGCGGCCATTACCGGCACGTCCGATACGGCGGTGATCGCGGCTCAGGGTGCAGGTATCCGAATCTACGTCACCCATATCCAAATCTTCAACAGCCACGCCACGGTCGCGACGCAGGTCAATATCAAAGATGGCGCGACGACGATCTATTCGGCGTATGTGACGGCGACTGGCGGCCAAACCAGCATTACGCTTCCAAGCCCGCTCCGGCTCACGGCGAACACCGCGCTTAATGCCGCGAACGTCACGACAGGGTCGAACGTGATCGTGTCCGCCTCCGGCTTCATCGGCGCGTAAGTGGCGACCGTTGTCCTGCGGGACGAGACGCTAACCGGGTCGGGGAACATCTCCGGCAGGACGGTGGCAACGTTCTACGGCGACAACGTGCAACCGCCAGAGGACCCGCAGCATTCGGGAAGCACCAGCGGATCGGTATCGGTTACCGGTGGCGGAAGCCTGACGTGGTCGTCATGGACGAACAATACCGGGACCACGCCGGGAGCCTACACCTACAAGGTAGGGTTTACCGTTTCGGTAACCGACCCGCTGGGCAACTCGAGCACCAGCAGCGACGGAACCACGTTCACCGCCACCAGCAAGATTCAACCGGACGTGAGCGGAACCGGGACATGGTCGATCTCGATCGATGCCGAGCTTTGCCTCGATGTCACCAAGCCGACGATCCCGAGCGGCACTGGCGCCGGTGGTTATATGCCGGACCCTCCAACGGGCTACACCTACCGGGTGTACTACCGGCGGAAGAACGGAGGAAACTGGTCTATTTCGGCTTCCTGCGGCGCCGCGTCCGCCACGCGGTCCGGCACCTTCTCCAGCTCGACGGAGATCGGATGGCCGGACATCATCAGCTCCAGCGCTTCGGCGATCTCTACACAGCTCTACGACGACACGACGCTCACGATCACTGGAGAGACTACCGGTACATGGCGCGGAGCCACAATTGCGACCGAGATCAGCAGCTCCGGATCGCATGGCGACGCCTACGCCAACAACACAAACGGCGTGAAGGCGGTTGCGAAGTGCCTCACCAATGCCATTGGCGATACGGGGACAGCGAACGCATCGCGAAACTTGGCCGTGCCTCTAACGTACAACCTTGGTGCGGCGCTTCGGGCGATGGAGGACGCATATCCCGAGACCATGACGCTCCGGTACGAGAGGGCCTTGACCACGGTCGATACGGCGCTCACGAGCGGGTCCTACTCCGAAGTAAGGACGTACCGGGATGAGGATAGCTCGACATCGGTCGTCGGCAACGGCACGACCGAGGATTCGGACACTTACGATTACCCAAATGATTTTGGCCCAATCCAGCTTGACCTAAAGACCAGCTCGATGGAGGCATACGACGAGCCGACGGGCGATGCTGGATTCTTGTTTAAGGATAAGAAGATCGGCGCTCTGTCGATTGAGACACCGGGTACATCGAGCAATCTGACCGGGTCGGATTCGGCGCTCACCTACGGCATCGAGCGGACATGGTCTCCGTGGCAAGGGCTCATGGGCTGGCGGTATCTGGAGGTCATCATCGCGGAGACCGGTGGCGCATCGGCCGGCGCGGCCGTCACCATCAAGATCGGCTCGAAGGAATGGACCAAGGACAGGAACGGGTCCAGCCTCACCGCGCCGGGATCGGGCAACAGCGCGACGTGGGAGATCGACCTCTGCTCACCGACGAGCGAGACGGCATCGACGGATGCCAACGACACGACGTACCCATACGCTCAGGACTGGACGGCAGACGGCGGCACAGAGGACTCGTATCCTCGGGCGGGTAACGGACCCTACACGGGCGTCCTATCGGCAACGTCTATCCGGATCGAGGTTGGGACCAGCCGCACGTTCACGGTCACCAGCATCAAAGGCAAGCGCACCGTGGCGGATACGATCCTCGCCACCAACCTCCCGACGTACAACCGGTGGGTGCAGCAAAGACCGGACACGGTGGTATCGGCGTCGAACACGACCACGTACCACTACGTCCGCCAAAGCTACGAAGTCGACCTCGAGGGACGTCTGATCGCCGCGGAATGGTCGGACACCCAATGGGACAAGACCATCGCGGGTTCGACCGGGATCATTACCCATAACTTGTACGAGCAGACCATCGAATGGCTTGCCGGAAGGATCAACGCCGCGAAGCTTTGTCCCGGATGGAGCGCCACCATAGTGGCTCCCGTATCCGGCACCGGCACCGCGGCTTGGTACAACCGGGAGCGGGAGATGCACGGCATCCTCGGAGGCGGTTACTACTGGGTACCGCCCGCCGGTGCGACGCCGGGATACTGGGCGAGCGGGATCGATGCCGAGCAACGGACCAACGCGGGCGGAGCCTTGACGCTCCCGTGGCAAGGTGGATTCACGCGGCTCACCCAGTGTCCCGGGAACGTTGGCGACATCTTCTTTCACGATGCGGGCGCGACGACCGGGACGCTCTACCTCAAGCTGGCGAAGATAATGCGGCATCAGGGCGTCGGCCTCGCGTTGACGACGGCCGGCCTGTCATCGAGCGGCTCGACACTGACGCTCGAGCAGGCGGCATCCTCCCGCGGTACCGGTACCAGCGCATCGAACGGATACGCTCAGACCGAACTATCGTATGGTCGAGGGAACGGTGGGGATATCACGCTCCGCTTCGACACTGGGAACACCGGTACGTACCCGGGACGACCGCGGAAGCGGGCGCACTTCCGCGCAAAGCCGGTCACCAGCGCGGGCGACGGGATTGTTTTGGCTTTGTCCCCGTCGCTCCGGTTGACGCGTGGGTATATCCAAACGGGTACGCTCTGGCTCGGCTACTCCGCGTATCCGGTGGCGCAGGCATGGGATGATCTGGATACGGGTCTTGCGACGACCCGCGCTTGGATCAACTACACGACGACCAATGATACGACGGCGCTGGTTGTAACATACGAGTTGAGCGGAGCGATCAAGCGGCTGACCACGCTCGACGAGGGGAGGAGTTCGACTGTGCCGACTACTATATTTACCTCCGGGACACGGCCAACGTTCTGTGTCAGCCCGAGCGGCGTCGAGTACCATTTCGCATATGTTTCTGGGACTAGCTCGATCAAGACGCGGGTGCTCGATCCGCAGGGCAACGAGCTCATCGCGGAGACAACCGTGGTGGCATCCGGCGTCTCCGACTCGTCGATCCACGCGGAATGGCGCGAGGGATACGTTGTACTCCTCTATTCGACAAGCGGTGGGATCGTGACCAGACGATCCAACGATGGCACCACATACAACTAGGGGAACATAATGGCAAGCAACCGGCCTATAGCGCTCAAGGCCGCGGCGGATGCGCTACTCAATGTCGGCGTAATTGAAGAAGGCGAGAACCGTGGTCGCTGGGTGGAAACGTACCAGCTCGCCGTGGGTATACCTCCCGGCTCGCCGTGGTGCGCCGCGTTCGTCCGGTATCGTCTTGAGCGGGCCGCCGCGGCGCTGGGGACGACCGTTCCGGCATCCTTCCCCGACTCGGGATGGACGCCGGACTACGCCAACTGGGCAAAGCAAAACGGCTACTGGATTCCGGTCTCGACCGCCGAGGCTGGTACGGTGGTTCCCCGGGTTGGCGATCTCGCGCTATTTTGGTTCTCAGCCAAACAACGAATCGCGCATATTGGGATCGTCGTGGAGTCTGGGAAAAGCTGGGGCGTCGTCACAGTGGAAGGCAATACGGGACCGGACGATCCGGATGGAGTCAACCGGGAAGGCGATGGCGTCTATCGCAAGCTCCGGACGTGGAGCGAGCTTGGCAAGCTTGGCGGGTTTGCTCGCATCAACTGGTAGGCCGTGGTCCTGACCGCGGCGTCCGTGCGGGTCGCTATCCGGAAAATAAAGTCCCAGCCGGATCGACTGCTGACGCACGCGGAGGAACTGATCCTAGCCAGAGGCTACCGGGCTGGGATCGAGGCCGAGACGTGTCGCGACCTGCTTATCTGGCGCAACCTCGGGCTCGCCCATAATGCCGCGGCAACGTATGCCCGGGATGAGCACAGGGACGATGCCGTGGCCGCCGCTCTCGGGGGACTCTGCCGGGCTGTCGAAACGTTCGACCCAGACCGCGGACTCAGGTTTTCAACGTATGCTTTGCACTGGGCCCGACAACGAGCGCGCCGGTATGCCGCCTCGTATCAGGACACGATACGGGTGGCAGAACACATGGTCTATAAGGCACACCGGGTCCGCAAGGCGTGGGCGCATCTTTGCCTAGAGCTCGGCAGACATCCAACACCGGAGGAGCTTGAGGATCGTACGGGGCTTGACCGTGACACGATCGGTATTGCACGGCGAACAATGGCTATGGCACCGCGTAGCCTTGACGATCCGCTCGACCTGTCCGTGCTAACCGCTGTTACCGGTGGGGCAGACGAGCGTTTCGAGGACGAGCACCGGTACGACGAGTTGTACGATGCGATCCTGTCTATCGACCTCGATACCCGGTCTATGCTGGTCCGTCACTACGGGCTGGATGGACGCAAGCCGGAGACGTTGCAGGCCATTGCGATGACGTATGGGTACAGCCGTCAAGCGATCCATTCCCGGCTTGACTCGGCGCTCCGAAAAATACGCGAAAAAATGTAACCAAATATATGGCAACCTTCCCGTAGTGTGTTACACTATCCCTGTCAGACCGCTGACGAGGAGAACCAGAATGTACACCATCACCGGAAACACCTACTCGATTCGCGACATCATCAAGGATGCTGGGTTCCGCTGGGAAGCAGACGCGAAGCAGTGGATCGGAGATGAATCGGCTGTCGAGCGATTTGGCAAGATAACGACGCTGAGCTGGAGCCGCGCCGACCACAATCGCGTTGAACGCGCTGGCGTCAAGATCGAAGCTATTTCCTGACGGGAAGAAGGAGGACGGTATGGAAAGTGTTCGCTACATCGTAGGCAAGCGGTTCGTTTCCGGAGTGCTCGAGGGAATCGAAATCCTCGACGAGACCACGGTCGAGCTGAAGGTAGGCAAGACCTACCGAGGAATCATGGGTACGTCCTCGTACACGGTGACGTCCTGCGTTCGGAAGGCATAGGAGGAGCCCGGGAAACCGGGCCGGTCTACGGCAACGAGCCGTACTGATGAGGCCTAGCGAGGCCGAAACCGGAGGAGAACAGAGATGAAGACGACGAACTGGGCCATATCGGCCGCGAACCAAGGCGCGGACAAGCTCCGCGAGCTGATCGATGACGCGCTCTATGCGATTGAGAACGGATTCAAGGACCACGAAGTGTGGTTCCGTATCATCAATATCGCCTCGAGCCCCGAGGTATCCCCGAACGACGTCTACTCGATGATGGAAGTCTATATAATCGACGGACGCGATGCAGTGGTTGGGCCGCTCGAGCGCATCCGGAAGAACGCATAGATAGAAAGAAGGCCTGCCGGGATACCCGGCAGGCCTTGGAGGAGAACAGAGATGAGCAATCGTACCATGATACAACGGCCGAACGACGAACACCCGATCGTCAAGGTTGCTATTGCAGTTCTGGTGGTAGCGATGGGCTGGTGGTTCGCCGACGGGTTCTGGGCGCGGCGCGACATCGAGGCCGAGCAACGCGCCGCGATCATCCGCGCCGAGGGAGGTATGAGCCAATGACCGACTTCGACGATCTGATGGAGGACTACCGCTGGCAGGAGGACGAGGAGCGGCATTGGGAAGCCAAGACAATCATCCATCCTCCACAGCCCTACGGCTACTGGGTCCGCCCAGAGCTCAACGCGATGGCGATCGAGCTCCGCGAAGATGGAAACCGTCTGTGGAAGGTCATCCACATCGAAAACACGGAGGAATGCGTCGTCGAGCGCGACGGTCGCCAGACCACCTTGCACGTCAACGACGAAACCAACGAGTGGTGGAATCTTGGTCGACAAGGCCAACCAAATGCGATGTTCATCCTCGGGCCGTTCCGCACGGACACGCTGTTCGGATTCTCCGACATAATGACCGAGACACGGCACTACGCCAACGCAGATCCGTCCCATTACCGCGACCTCGACTATTACGCATCGTGGAGGTACACGCAATGATCATCGTCGTCGTGCTGGCGCTCATCATGGGCGCCAGCATGGTCCTGCTGTTTGGTTGGTTGATCGACGTCGTATGCCGGTATCAAGACCGGATCGACCGCGAGACGGAGGAGATACTATGACGGCTTGGATACGGCTTCACAACGCTACGAGCGCTACAGGCGATGCGCTCCTCCGCCTGATTGGACGGATGAGGACGAAGCGGAATTTCACGCCATATGGAAGCGAGAAATTGCAAGGGAATTCTCCCGAGCCCGAGATCGGGCCGATGATTCCGTCCGTCGTCGAGCGTGTGCTCGCGAACGTGACGGTAGGGGACATGGCGAACCTGCCGGTGGACGTGTCGAGCCGGGCGATGGTGGCGTTTTTGAGGATTGTTCGGAATCCTTACGCCTCGACTTCTGAGGCCGACGCTAGGTTTATCTGGTTCGCCGTTCGCCTTGCGGAACAAGACGTCGAACCGGTAGCATAGATCGGTTCTCCTACCCCGACGCCCTGCTGGTTACCCGGCAGGGCGTTTGTGTTTGCCGACTGCTTCGGCTATCTTTTCCTCCCAGTCTTTCGACCAGCCGCGAAACGGCATAAGGTTGGATATCGGGAAAATGGCGCACGGTTCTCCCCGCTGGTCCCATTGGTCCCGTACCTGAGTCGTCCTGCCTCCGTGCCGTTGCTCCACGTTCATGCCGCGCCGGATAGGGATACGATATAGCCCGTCCGTGTAGAGAACGAGAATCCATCCTAGCTCCACGTACTGCATAACTGCTTCGACCTTGCTCAGGCTAATCATATAGTCTGGCCAGTGGTCGTGGCGGCAGTTCCTCCGCTTGAGCTCCGCAACGTGTATCAGCCGCGGCCCGACGTGCCAGCAGAAATCGACCTGAGACCGCGGAGGCGTCTGGGATACCACGGAACCCGGGATCGCGACCGAAGACTCGAACTGGAGGAATCGTTGTACGATTGTCTGGACGGCACGGTCGGTATCGGCCTCATACATTGTCCGTCTGTGCATGGGGAACCTCTAATGTCTAGCGAGCCTGAGTCGGCAATACAGCAGTCGATTGTCAACATCCTGAGGATGTTTGGCTACACCGTCATAGAGATTGGCAGGAGCCGCCGAATGGTTCCGTGCCGCAAGTGCGGTGCTAGGACGCCCGCCATCGGATGGCAGGGCAACACTCCCGGGGCTCCGGACCTGATGATCACGGCTAAAGCGTGGGGGACGCTCTGGCTAGGGCTCGAGGTCAAACGGCCCGGCGGGGCGATTCGGCCAGAGCAGAAAGTGCTGATGGCCGAGGGCTCCATTGTCATCGTCCGGAGCGTCAGGGACTCGCTTGCCGCCATCCTTGATGTCGAGGAGCGGTTTGGCCGAGACGCAAGTGCAGTCCGCAACGTCCGTGACCAGCTTGAGAAATAGCGGAAACGGTTTACGCGTCCAGCCGTTGGCCGTGGCTATTGCTTCGGCGATTAGTATTATCCGATCGGCATACTCGGATGCGTCGATCCGCGAGCGCGGTGTCGACCGTCTCATGGTTTGCCCAGTACAGTCTGGCGGTAGAGGACCAGTGCCTCCGCGATTATCTGGTTGCGAGACTTGCCGGTAGCTGACCGTACCTCATCAAGCTTTGCCCGTTCGTCGAGGCTGAGGCGAACGGAAAAAACGGGCTGTTCCCGGTCGCGGTCAAGTGTACTATTTCTGGCCATTATGTGTTACACTATACCACCGATATCCGATCGGTAGGAGAACAAAGATGAGCGAACTGGTGGCGACGACATCCGTCGCGGACGTCATGCAAATGGCGGACGTGGTGGTCAAGAGCGGTCTATTTCCGATGTTCAAGACTCGCGAAGCCGCGGCCGCGATGATGCTTTTGTGCCGGAGCAAAGGGCTCGACCCTATGACCGCCATCGAGCGGTACCACGTTGTGCAGGGACGCCCGGTTATGCGAGCGGATGCAATGCTCGGAGAATTCGTCCGGCTTGGAGGTCGGGTCGAGTGGGCTCAGAGGGACGATACCGCGGCCGAGGCCACGTTTTCGCATCCGCTTGGTGGTACCGTTACGGTCCGCTGGACGATTGAGCAAGCCCGCGCCGCGAAACTTACCGGGAAAGACGTCTGGGCTCAGTACCCGCGTCAGATGCTCCACGCTCGATGCGTTAGCGAAGGCGTCCGGTCCGTTTTGCCGGGTGCGACAAATGGCCTCTACACGCCCGAGGAAGCGTCCAATATGGAGCCGATATCCCAAAGGGCACCTATCGCCAGTGTACGGGCCGTAGAAGTGCCTCAAAATGCCATTCCTGCGATAGAGGCTCCGCGCCCGCATCACGACGAGGAACAGGAAGGCGACTTGAAGGTAAAAGCCCGTGTGCTTAGGATTGCCATGCAGGACTTCGCGGTAGCTGCTAGCGAGAATGGGTTGTCCGTTACGACGGATGCCGGCAAGCCGTCCAAAAGCAGAATGGTCGATGCGGCGCGGACGCTTCTTGCTCTGGACGACAAGCCGTTCGATTCCGAGGACCCGGCTTGCTGGTACGCCGCGGTAGAGATCATGCTCCAAGAATCAGACGCCGAGGTTGCGGGTTCCGATGAGGACGAGGAGATCGTCGATCCCTTCGCGGAAAACTAAGGTATGAGCATCCAAGCGATTAACTGGGCAAGGAGGACGACCACGGGGTCGTCCTCCCGGAAGTCCGTTTTGATGGCGCTCGCTAATTACGCGGGCGAATCAGGCGAGGCATATCCATCGATTGAAACACTATCCCGGGACACGGAGCTTAACCGCAAGACGGTGCTTTCGGTGCTCCGCGACCTTGCCGAATCCGGGCTAATACAGGACACGGGACGTCGAGTCGGAGCCACCGGAGGAATCAAGGTTTGGATACTAGGGATACCTGAGGAAACGGTCCCAAAAACGGAGCAGTACCGAAAACGGAACAGTACCGAAAACGGACTCCAAGCTGTACCAAAAACGGACTCGAAACAGTACCAAAAACGGTACACAGAACCATCAGGGGAACCATCAGTAGAACCACTAGTAAGAGATACCCTTGGTAGTAGATATACTCTGCGTGTCCAAGGGCAACGCGCCGAGTCAGCTCCCGAGCGTCGAGCACGCGAAGCGTCCGAGTACTCGACCCGGTATTTCGCAGACGCGGACCGGGAGGAGGAGCGCCGGATTGCGGAGTACACTAGGGCGAACAGGAGGATCGGGAAGTGAACAGAGAAGAAATCGTGTGGATCAAGGCGGCATACGACGAGTACCGCCAGCGTTTGGTGGCGGAGCTTGCCCGGCACCCCGGAGCTCCGCTCGACGAGCTCGACATGGACATGGTCAAGACGTTCATGTTCCGCCTTAAGCGGATGGGACGGACTGGGCTCAGGATCGCGCATTACGAACCCGGGTACGTTCCCGGGGAATCGCCTCTCTACTGGGTCAACGGAGCGGGAAACCTTTTGCTCTGGATCAGGGATCGAAAGTTCCGCCCGAAGTTTCACGAAGTTGACGAGGAAGCCGCTCGCTTGGGTTTGATCGAAACGTCGACCGAGCTGACCGGAGAAACCGCGGAACAACGCCGAATCATCGAGGCGCCCGATCAATACAAGGAACTAGCCGCCAAGGCTTCTGACGGGCTCCTTGGGCTTCCCGAGGCAACCATGCCGGATACCATTCCGTCGTGGGTCAATCGGTTCCCGTCGCTCGGAGACGACGGCTACGACAAAGTGCTCATGAACTGCCTCCTGCATCTGTCGGAAGGCAAAGCTCACGCCACTATTGACTCCATCAACCGAGACAGGGAACGGAAGGTTGGACTACGGGCTGAGAACGCAAAACTTAAAGCCCGGCGCGCCGAGATCAAGGAGCGTGCGACCGGGAGTCAATCTGCCGCGGCGATGATGCTCCGGCACTGGCGAAACGGGGTCAAGGCCTCAAGTGCCGGTTGACCAGACGTCGCCAAGACGGTGCCGCTCATGCGGCACCGTCTATCCTATCGACGTTTTCCGCGTTGTCAGGCGAAGCACCAGAAAAGGCTGGACAACCGACCACGTTTGCCGACATTGCAAGCGGAGACAGGGACGCGAATACAAGCGGGCAGTCTACCCACGTATCGCTAAGTACCGGAGCCTGTATCATCGCAGGTATACCGCCGAAATCATGTCGGACGACCTTAAGCGGAGCCGACTCGACTACTCCTCTCGGGATGCGTGGATACGGTGGCAATATCGAAACCTTGGTCTCGTCCACGGAGAAAACGCGGTCGTGTTGCTACTGGCTCAGGAACCACATAGGGACGCTTGCCAAAACCGTCCATGGATAGGGCGACGGCTGACAACGCGATCGGATAGGCCTCCGATATCGATACCCGCCGGTGCTGTCCCGGTGGCGCTTGTACGAGACGGAATAGCGGAGATCGCACGTACCTGCCCAGACAGCTGGCGATGGATCGCACACGCGTTGGAACTACGACTGGAGTCGACGAATGGCAAAGCCCGGGTTCGCTCGCGCTAACAAATACCTGTTCTCGCGGGATATCTGGACGTGGAACCTGCCGTCCGGATATACCTGCCCGGGAGCGCTCAAGTGCCTTGCATACGCGGACCGCACAACCGGTCGAGTCAAGCTTGGCAAGGAGAACGAATTCCGTTGCTACTCGGCGGTAACGGAGAGGTTCCCGGCGGTACGGGATAAGTCGTGGGCGAACAGGGACGCTGTGTTCGGGCTGGACGAGCAGGAAGTAGCGGACGTTGTATGTTCCCTTCTGCCTCAGGATGCAAAGCTCGTTCGGATTCACGCCGCCGGGGATATGTTCTCGCAGGCTTATTTCGACGGCTGGATGACCGTGTGCCGGCGGAACCCGGGAGTGCGTTTCTGGCTTTTCACAAAGAGCCTCCCGTTTTGGGTTGCGCGCCAGAATCATATACCAGCGAACGTCAATATAACGGCGTCATACGGTGGCAAGCACGATGCGCTAATCGAGCAGTACGGTCTCAAGTTCGCCCGGGTTGTATACTCCGAGTCCGAGGCCAAGTGCCTCGGACTGCCAATAGACCGAGACGATAGTCTAGCCGCCTTCTCGACGGAATCGTTTGCGCTCCTCGAGAACTTTAGCCGTAAGAAAGCCGCGCCATTACCAATGGCCTTGGAGTTGTGATCATGCCAAAAAACATCAACCATGCGATAGAGGACGCGCCGCTCGGTGCGCTCAAGATTCACCCGCGGAATGTCAATCAGGGAGACTTCGGGGCGATACAGGAATCGGTAAAGACCAACGGCTTTTACGGCGTGATTGTCGCCAACAAACGGACCGGGCATATCCTAGCAGGAAACCATCGTTATGCGGTCGCAAAACAGCTAGGGTTCGAGAAGGTTCCGGTTGCTTGGGTCGATGTGGATAAGGACGAAGAAGTCCGGATACTGGTAGCCGATAACCGGACAACGCGTCTCGGCATTGACAACGAGGCCCAACTTGCCGAGTTGCTATCGGAACTGTCTACGACACCTTCCGGTCTACTTGGTACTGGATTCGATGGCGACGACCTTGATGACCTGATTGGACGGCTGTCTGGAATGAACAACGATTATTCACCTGTCAACAAGGAAGTGAACGCTGAAGACTTGCTTGGCGAAGACGCGCTCAAGTGCCCGCGGTGTGGATTTGAGTTCGAGCAATGAGCTACCCGTATGAGTGGAACTTGGTTGATGGATACTCGGAAACCAAGAATGGCTACAAGGTGTTCAGCACTTTCGCCTGTGGTGGCGGATCGACTATGGGCTACAAGCTCGCAGGTTACGACGTGCTCGGATGTTGCGAGATAGACCCACAGATGGCACGCCTATACCAAGAAAACCATCATCCTAGCTTGATGTACGTTGAAGATATACGTGACTTTAGAAACCGGACGGATATCCCTCAAGCTCTATACAACCTTGACGTACTTGACGGGTCACCTCCGTGCTCATCATTTAGTACGGCCGGAAGTAGGGAGAAAGGATGGGGGATTGAGAAAAAGTTTAGGGAAGGCCAAGTAAAACAGCGTCTTGACGACCTGTTTTTTGAGTTCATTGCGCTAGCGTCCAAACTAAAACCAAAGGTTGTGATAGCTGAAAATGTTTCCGGCATGCTGAAAGGGAATGCAAAAGGTTATGTGAAAGAGATATGCCAAGAATTTAGCAAGGCAGGATACGCTTGCCAAGTGTTTCTTCTAAATTCCGCATCTATGGGCGTTCCACAGAAGAGGCAGAGGGTCTTTTTCTTAGCCCGGCTAAAAACACTTGGGGTCAATGACATTGCCCTTGAGTTTAATAGCAAGCCGGTTTATTTTGGGGAAGTTCGCAGGGAAGGAGACGGTCAATATAAAAAGCCTAGCAATCACGACATACAAATGCTAGCAAAAATGAAAAGTACCGACAAGGACTACGCCGACATAAACATGCGAACAAAAGGCAAAAATATAGGTTTCACGTCTTGCATTGTTGCTGACTCAGCAGTCTGCAACACAATATGCGCAACAAATGGAAGCAACCTAATAAGCGCTCAAAGTAGGCGGTTCCTGAGTATTCGGGAGCTTATGCTTTGTGGCTCCTTCCCGCTCGACTACAACTTCCTCGATGCCGAACCAAAGTACGTTATAGGCATGTCAGTCCCGCCGGTCATGACGGCAAGGATAGCAAGCGAAGTCGCAAAGCAGTGGTTGGACGCAATCTACTCAAGGAAGGCCCAAGATGGCAAGGCCAACTAAACGTACCGCCGAGCGGGAATCGCGCCTGTGCGAGGCTCTTAGGGCCGGAAACACGCGCCGCGCCAGTTGCACTTACGCCGGAATATCCGAGTCTACTTTGGCGCTCTGGATCGAGCGTTATGCCGATTTTCGGGAGGCCGTAGAAAAAGCGGAGGCCGATGCCGAGATACGCAACGTAGCCATCATCCAGAAGGCCGCGTCGACCACATGGACGGCCGCGGCGTGGTGGCTTGAGCGCAAGCGGAAGGCGGACTGGGCTCAGCGTACCGAGACAACCGGAGACGGTGGCGGGGCTGTCCGCGTGATAGTCGAGTACGCTCAAGACCCGTGGCCGGAATCGGATGCCTGACGTCCGGCTCGTACTACCGCGTCCACACGCGGCCCAGCGCCAGATACTCGCAGAGGCACGACGGTACAACGTCCTTGCGTGCGGCAGACGTTTCGGCAAGACGACCCTTGGAGGCAACCTTATAGCCGATCCGACGCTCCGCGAGTGCAAGCCCGTTGGTTGGTTTGCCCCGACCTACCGGCTCCTCGAGGAGGCGTACAACGACCACAAGCGCATCTACCAGCCTGTCATAGCAAGGTCGATACACAGCCGGCGCATCGAGTTGCTCAACGGAGCAGCGATCGACTACTGGACGCTAGACGACCCCGCAACCGTTGCCCGTGGGCGGAAGTACAAGCGCGTCATCATCGACGAAGCCGCAATGGCGCGGCACCTCGAACAAGCATGGACTGAGGCGATCAGGCCGACCCTGACGGACTACCGCGGAGACGCGTTTTTCCTAAGCACGCCCAAGGGACGCAACTACTTCTCCGTGCTACATGAGCTTGCCGCAGACGACCCGCTCTGGGCGCGCTGGCAGATGCCGACTACAGCGAATCCTTGGATCGACCCCAACGAGGTAGCCGCCGCCGCGGCGAGCCTTCCGTCGATAGCGTACCGGCAGGAGTACTTAGCTGAATTCGTCGATGCCGCTGGTGCTCGCATACGCCGTGAATGGTTGCGGCACGGCGAAGTGCCGGACGGCTTGACCTGTACAATGGGCGTCGACCTTGCCATATCGACCAAGTCCGAGGCCGACTGGACCGCGGCCGTCGTCATGTCCCGTGGCGAGGATGGCACCATCTACGTCCGCGACGCCGCGCGGATTCGTGCACCTTTCGACGGCGTTCTAAGGTTCATTCGCGACATGGCCGCGAAGTGGCAACCGACGCTGATCGGTATCGAACAAGTCCAGTATCAGGTAGCCGTGGTGCAGGAGCTTCTCCGGACCACGCGGCTCCCAGTGCGCGGTATACGTCCGGATAAAGACAAAGTGACCCGGTTCGCATCGATGGAAGTCCGGTACGAGCAAGGACTCGTCGTACACGCTCCCGGCTTGCCGAGCTGGTACGAGGACGAGCTCCTATCATTCCCGGTTGGGCACCACGATGACGCGGTCGATGCTACAGCTTACGCTTTCGCGGTCAGCTCAATGCGGCGCTCGCTAGGAGCCGTATGAGCCTGTGCGATCGATGCGGGGTCAATCGTCGGTACCACGGGCGCGTTTGCTTGCGGTGCAACTCAGCCGATCGGCTGAAGCGTCAAGCCGAGACAGCGGTTGAGGACGTTGCTCGGCTAGCCGCCATCGAAGACACGCACCAGCGATGCCGCTCCTGCGGCTCCGGCTTGTACCGGGTCTTGGACTGGGCGGCGGAGGGATCGAGGCCGTACCACCGCAGGCGCTGGTTCTGTGGGTCCGATTGCTTCGAGGTTTGGTGGAGTGCAACGTTCGGCTGAAAAAACAGCAACATTTTTTTGAGAAATGCTGGCACTCTCGGTAACCGTGCCCTAATATAACCGTGTCGATGCAATCGACTAGGAGAAACCCATGAACACCACGACGACCCTCAAGCCCATCGTTCTCGAAATCCCCAAGGAGTGGGAGGAAGAACTCCAACAGCATGAACAGCACTGCGACGAAAACGGAGTTTGGAAGCCGTGCGAGGACGGCGCGTGTGGTCATTGCGTTGACGCGAAAACGGTTGACGTCTTGAAGCTTCAATTGAAGCGACAAGGTTACCTGAAATAAATCAATAGGCCCCGACCATCGGGGCCACCGTCCACCGGTAGGCCGGTGCTGATGAGGCCTAGAGGCCGAAACGGACAAGGAGAACCGAGAGATGAAAGCTTACACCGAATTGACCGCGATGCAGATTATGTTGCTCGAGACCGTCCTGATCGACGCAGGGAACTGCCCGACCAGCTATGACACGATGATTGGCGACAACTTCTCGTGGTTCACGGCCAAGGATATCCGCCGGATAACTGGATGGACCAAGGAGCAATGCGCCGGTGTGATCAGCGGAGCGCTCGAGGCCGGACTGATTGACGAAGAAGAACGGAACGACTTCAGCGTGCCGGTCAACGTCTGGGAGATGCTCAAGGCCGCTGAGCATCCGTTCCCGAGCTGAACGCAAGGCCCGGGAAACCGGGCCACCGTCCGTCGGTAGTGCCCGACGCTGATGAGGCCTAGAGGCCGAAACGGAGAAGGAGAACAGAGATGTACGACGACTACGACTACAATTGTGACTGGGACGACTTTGATGCCGGTGATGGCACCTACTTTGCCAATGAGGGCTCCGCGCTTCGGGCAGAGACTCCCGACAACCCGCGCAACTTGCCCTGCCCCACCTGCGGGGCCGAAGACGTCTTGACGCCCGCAGACAGGGCGCGTGGATACCAATGCGACTCTTGCGCTGTACGCGCAGAGCGCGGATGGGGCTACTGACGCAATCGTCCAAACCTAGCAAGCTAAGTTGCCGTCGACCAAACCCGGGCTAAAAAAAGCCCGGGTTTTTTTGGCGCGATTCTGGCAATGCCTAGTACCGTGCCGTAATATATTCGTGTCGGGAGAACCGACGAGGAGAACTAAGATGCAAACTGTTAGCACGATCACTGGTCCGACGCCGAAGCTCGATCCGTGGGTGGAAGTCAGCGACAAGCTCTACCGGACCTGCCGGCAAGTGACGTTCGAGAACCGGTCGTTCCAAGATTGGTTGATCCGGCTCCGATTGAGCGACTACCCCGATGGTCGACGGTCCGCATGGATGACGATCGTTACCGGAGAAGGGAAGATGGTATCCTCCGAGATCCATCGGTATGACGCCGAGGCTATGCTCGAGCAAGACGGGATAGCCTAAACCAAGGCCCGGGAAACCGGGCCACCGTCCACCGGTAGGCCGGTGCTGATGAGCCCAAAGGGCGAAACGGACAAGGAGAACAGAGATGGAAGCAACGATGACCGTGAACGCTTTGCCGAAGATTCGATTCAGCAAGAATGGATGGCAGACGGAACGCGACAGCGCATATAGGACGATCCTCGAGATCGACTACAGGGCTCAGGAGATCGACGTGTACAAGCTCCACCAGAGCGACAACGGCACGCCGATCCGATGCTACAACGGACACGCGGTGCAAATGACCGTTGCACCCGGCACGTCCAAGGACGACATCACCGAGATGGTCGAGTACTACGCCGAGCAGATCGTCGAGCTGATGAATGCTTACGGCTGGTGCCATCACGTGGGAGCCCGTGCAACCTACAGTGGCAAGGGTGAACTGAAACGCTGGATGGAGCAGGGACTCAGCTGGGCATTGAGCGGCGAATAAAGGACCAGAACGTGAAGATCGATCGACGGCATCAGAACCCGGGCCGACCACGCACAGGCGTGGTCGGTCCTCCCTGCAACGCTTGCGGAGGCGAGACAGGACCGCGTGGTATCTACTGGTCGTGCCGATCCTGCAAGCGGCGGCAACGTCAATCCGGGAACAAGCCGGGAAGGCCGCGGAAGGCTCAGTCTGCTGGTACAATGGACTGACGAACTGTTCACTCGTCGCTTGGTGTCGGATACTCGGAGGCCTCGGCGAAAGCCGGGGTCTTTCCCGTTGTGGGATAATGACGGCATGAGCCTCATCGACCGCATCCTCGGGCGCAAAGCCGCGGCGAACCCGACCGCTCCGCTACCGCTACCACTCGGTCAATCCAGAGACGTGTACTTGACCGGGTACGGCTCCGGTCAACTCCAAACCTTGCTTCGGCGGGCGCTCCCAAACAGCACCCGAGACTGGTCGAAAGTAGCCGGCGACCTCGGACTCAACAGCGTTGTCGCAACCGCGATCGACTGGTATGTGCGGAACTGGCCTCAGGCCGTTCCACGCGTGATGCGACGTGTTGACTCCCAGCAAGCGGAGCCAGTAGAGGACCATCCGGTCCTCGGCCTGATCGCGTCGCCCGGGGATAGCCTGACCGGGACCGTGTTCTGGGGACTCGTGGTGCAGGACTATAAACTGTTTGGGAACTCCTATATCCGCAAGCTCCGCGGGTCCCGTACTGGTCAACCTGTCGCGCTACAGTACCTGCCACAGGATATGGTCCGGCCCGTTGGCAACGGCGTGAATCCGCTGACGCACTACGTCTACACGACAGACGGTCGATCCTACGACGTAGCGTTGGAGGATATGATCCATCTGCGATATGGCCGCGAGCCCAGCGACTTCCGACTCGGGCGTGCCCCGCTCCAGTCTGTGCTCCGCGAAATAGCCTCAGACAACGTTGCATCGAGTGCGGCATACGGCCTCCTGTCGAACGGCGCGATGCCAAGCTTGATTGTCGGACCGGACGCTAAAGATACCGTGGTCGATTTGTCCATCGACGACCTCCGGCAGGTCAAGCGACAACTGCATGAAGACTTGACCGGCGATAGTGCCGGAGGCATTGTCGTAATGTCCGGCCCATACCGAATGGATAAGGTTAGCCTCAGCCCCGCGGAGCTGGCGCTGGATTCGGTACGCCGCGTCCCTGAAGAGCGCATCTGCTCGACGCTCGGACTCAACCCGATGGTTCTTGGCCTCGGTTCCGGCCTCGACCGCTCGACGTACAGCAATTACGAGCGGGCCCAGCAAGCCGCGTGGGAGGACGGAATGATACCGCTCCTCCGTGCCATTGCTGATTCGCTGACAATCTCGCTGTTGCCCGATTTTGTCGAGACGCAGGAAGGCGACACCGTTGAGTTCGACGTCTCGGGCGTCCGAGCGCTGGCAGACGACCTGCAAGCGGAGTCGGAGCGGGCCGAGCGGCTATACAAAGCCGGCATAGCTGACCGCGCCGAAGCCAAGCGCATCGCGGGCCTCGAGGCGGCGCCCGAGGACGAGGGCGTGATGCATCCATCTGCGGCCAGTGGCCAGACGGGACTGGACGTGCCAGATGCCGCTAATGCCGCAGGTATCCTTATCCGGTCTGGGTATGAGCCGGGATCGGTCACACAGTATCTGGGACTTCCCGTCCAGCATACTGGCGCGGCGCCGGTCACGCTTCGCGAAGAAGCGAAAAGCATTGAAGCGAAGTTCCGCCCGACAGACGCGATGCAAGAGGCCGCAAGGCGAGCGCTGGCATGGAAGGAGGAAGGCAAGCCCGGCGGGACCAGAGTCGGCCTTGCACGGGCTAACCAGATCGTCGGCGGTGGAATCATTAGCGAGGACACGATCCTCAGGATGTACTCGTTCTTTGCCCGCCACGAGGTCGACAAGGAGGCCGAGGGCTTTTCTCCCGGGGAGGACGGATACCCGTCCCCGGGACGAGTTGCGTGGGACTTGTGGGGAGGCGATGCGGGACAGGCGTGGGCTACGCGTATGAGAGACCGTATCCTCGACAGCGGCAAATCGTGCGACCATGACGGCCTCGAGGTGCCGTACCGTGCCAACCCTTTTTCCGCTGGCGTCGCGGACTAAAGGCTGACGGCCTACAGGGATCAATCTACTCGGTAGCGATCCAATATCGCAACAAGCTGATCGACCTCGAGGAGCAATCGGTCAAGCGTCTCGTCAGGCTGTACGAGGGAGCGGAACGCGCTAGCAGTCGCGAGCTGTTCCGCTTGGAGCGCGAACTTGACCGTATGCTCGCTACGGGGACCCAGCCCGGTGTGGCGATGGTCATGATGCGCGATCGGTATGCCGAGGCGATCAGGACTATCGAAGCCCGCCTTGCTTCCTTGACCGCTGACGGAGCGTCTGTCACCGCCGCAGGTCAGCTCGAGATGGCGCGGTTGACCAACGATACGGCAGGTCCACTGGTAACAGCCGCAGTAGGGCGCAAGCCGAAACCGGACCTTGCGATCAACTGGACAAAGCTCCCAGAGGAGGAACTGCAAGCGTTTGCAGGACTGGCCGGTGACGGTTCCCCGCTGGCCACGCTGTTCTCGTCAATCCCCGGTGCTACCCGTGAACAGATGGAGCAGGTCATAGCCGATGGGATCGCGCTAGGCCTCGGTCCGAAATCGGTTGCCGCGAAACTCCGTGGAATCGCCTCGTCGATGCCGTCATACCGCGCCGAGTGCATAGCCAGAACCGAGATGATACGGGCCTCGCGAGAAGCGTCACGGCGAATCTACGAGGATAACCCGGCGGTTACCGGGTACGTCCGCATGGCGACTCAGGACGTGCGTGTCTGCCCGGGATGCCTTGCGCTGTCCGGCACCATCCACAAGAGCAACGAGATAATGCCTTCGCACCCGAACTGCCGTTGCGTGATGGTCCCGAGAACACTGTCGTGGGCTGAGATAACGGGCGACCCGTCACTACCCGACACACGCCCGCGGGTTCCGGATGCCGAGGACTTGTTTGCTGGGTTGTCGGATGCGGAGCAACGCATCGTACTCGGGCCGAAGCGATACAACGCTTGGCAGAGTGGCGTCGCGCTTCGCAACATGGCCGAAATAGCCGACAATCCGCAGTGGGGACCTGAGGTACGTGTGGTACCCGTATCGCGGCTGTAGCGCGATCCTAGAGGGCGTGTGGGATACTTTGAGCATGGACATGGCGACCATCATTGCAGGCGCGGTCAAAAGCGACCGGCTCGGGCACGTCAAGGGCTATCTGGTCCGGTTCGGCGGGCCTGAAGCGCACGACCTCGAGGGCGATTACTTCACCGCGGCGACCGACTTCGGATTCCCTGTTTCCAAGGGGCAACGCATCCCGCTGAACGTGTACTACCATCACGGCATGGACCCGCAGATCGGGCGGAAGTCGATCGGTACCGGGTACGTCAAGCTGACCGATGAGGGACTATGGTACGAGGCTCAGCTCGATATGGCCGACGAGTACGCGGCAATGGTCGCGAAGCTTTGCAAAGAGGGAAAGATGGGCTACAGTTCCGGCGCCGCGGGTCATCTTGTCGAGCGCAAGTCGGTTGGTTCCGCCTCGGAGATAACGCGCTGGCCAATCGCCGAAGCGTCGATTACTCCGACTCCAGCCGAGTGGAGAAACACCGTCAAGAGCCTCCCGGAAATGTACGGCGAGATGCCGGAGATGGATGAAGCCGAAATGCCCGAGATCGAAGAGCCTATGGCGGGTGAGGACCCAACGCAGTTCGCCGCCGGGGCATTCGCCGAAGCTCCCGGTGCTATCTTCCACGAAGGGCTTGAGTCCCTGTACGAGATGCTCTGCGGTGGCATCATGGCGGTAGCCGAGATCGAGGGCAACAAAGCTCCCTTCGTCGTGGCTTTGGTGGATGCCTTCGCCGACCGGGCCAAGGCTCTGCTCGACGGAATCAATATCGACGCAAAGGCACTCCGGCCGCTCCGGCCCGATACCCTGCGCACAACCGAACGTCGACTGCGGGATGCAGTTGGCCTCAGCCGGTCCGATGCCAAGCGGCTGGCACCTGATATCTGGGACGCCCTGCGGGACGCAGGCCAGACGAAGGACACGGACACTATCGATGAACCGGAGGTCAAAGCCTCCGACGACAAACGCCGCGAGATGCTCGAACGCATCCTGTGGTTGGAGCTGATGAAATGACGATCGAACAATTGACTGAAAAGCGAGCGTCCCTGCTTGCTACCGCCCGCGAACTGGCCAGCGGTGACGGCGACCTTGCTCAGGTCAAGTCCATCATGAGCGAAGCCGACAAGGTGGCCGAGCGCATCGAAGCCATCAAGGCGATTGGTGAGACCGCTCCGATTGCCGCAAAGCCGGCCCAGATCGACGAGCCGTGGAAGTCGGGCGGCGTGGTCAAGAACCCGTTCACCGGCTCGCGCGACGAGGCGAACTGGAAAGCGTATGCCTTCGGCCAGTGGGCCCGTTCCGTGATGGGCAATCGCAAGGCCGCCGACTGGGTCAAGAACAACCTCAAGGCTCAGTCCGAAGGCACGACTACCGCTGGTGGTTTCACCGTCCCGGACCCGTTGTCTTCGGACCTGATCTACCTCCGCGAGCAGTTTGGGATCGGTCGGCAAAACGCCAAGATTTACCCGATGACCGCGGACATCCTCAACGTCCCCAACGCAACGGCCTCCACCACGGTGTACTACCCCGGGGAAAACACGGCAATCACCGCGTCCGACCTTACGTTCGCGCAAGTCCAGCTTGTTGCGAAGAAGCTCGCCGTCCTGACGCAGGTCTCTAAGGAACTGGCCGAGGATAGCGTGATCGACTTCGGGTCGACCCTCGCTCGGGACATGGCGTTTGTCATGGCCAAAGAGGAGGACCGCGTCGTCTTCAATAACGCCACGGACGCCACTAGCGGCATCGACGGTATCCTTTGGGCGGTCTACAACCTGAACGCGACGAAGGCGAACATTGCGAGCCTTCAGCTGTTCACGACCGCGCAGACGATCACCTACGCCCCGACGCTGTCCAACCTCGCGTCGATGGTCGGGAAGCTCCCGCAGTACGCTGGCAACGCCAAGTGGTATATGCACAAGGAAATCTTCTTCACCGCCATCGCACCGTTGCTCCAAGCCCTAAGCGGCAACGCCATCGGCGACATTCAGAATGCCTACGGTCCGAATCCGACTCTGTTCGGATACCCGGTCGTGTTCGTCCAGAACATGGTCAAGACGCTTGCGGCATCGACCCCGTACATCCTGCTCGGCGACCTCAGCGTCGGCACGGTGTTCGGAGACCGGCGGGGCGTGACGGTCGAGGTCAGCGACCAACGGTACTTCGTCGAGGATGCCTTGGCGTTCAAGGCCACTGAGCGGTACGGCTTCAACGCCTTCGACACCGGCAACGTGTCTGCTACCGCGTCGGCCCGCGTTCCCGGTTCGCTCATCGTCGGAGCGTCTCAGGCTACCTGATACGCCGTTTGGTTCATCGAGGCCCGGGAGGTTTCTCCCGGGCCTTTTGCTTGCTCAAAAAAAGGCACATAAATATCCCGAAACGCTGGCACTCTACGAAAGTGTGACCTAATATAACCGTGTCAGTCTACTGACGAGGAGAACCGACATGAAGCACATGAGCCCTTCTTACAAGCCGACTATGGAATTCGGAGCTGATCTTGAATCTATTTCGGCTACCCTTGCAACGATGACCGCCGAGCAACTTCAGGTAGTGAACACGCTGATGCAGTTCAGCCGCAATCTTGGACGGCACCAAGCCGCGTTTCTTAGCCCGGTTGCGGAAAACGAAGAAGTGCTCCGTGATGACTACAACTACTACAACGACAAGGTTACAAACGCTCTGTATAACGCAGTTCGCTGATAAGGAGAACCAAGAGATGCTCGAAAAGTTGACCAGCGCCGAGGCGCAGAAGATTATCGTGGTGCTTGGCACCGAGGAAGAGACACTTAGCCGATATGCAACGGCCGTGAAGACCGCGTATGCGATGCTTGCAAAGCGTGGAGCGTTTGTTCCGGAGTGGAAGTCGGAATACGTGCGCACAATTATTCAGACAGTGGCGTCGCTTTCCGGCGACGAACGGGCCGATCGGATTTTGTGGGCATCGGAAGCACTCTACTTTTGGATGCAAGACATTGCGCCGGAAGGGACCTTCTTCGGCGAAGCGGAGTCTGGAAGCAACGATCATCGATACCGGGAACGCTACTGGTAGATAAGAGCAAGCGCTGATTCAAAGCCCGGGACGGTCGTCCCGGGCTTTTCGCTTGTGTGGGATACTAGGAGCATGAGTCTGACCCGTGCTGATGCCATATCCCGTGTCTCGATGCTCTGCGATGCCCAGACGTATCCTGAGCTTTCGACGACCGACATAGGGCAGGTCCTTGACGATACCCGCAGGTTTTCGACGTGGGCCGCGGCGACCTCGTATGCAGTCGGTGACCGGATTGTGCCGACCGTGCCGAATGGACGGGTGTACGAGGCTCGTATAGCCGGGACCAGTGGGGCAACGGAGCCCGACTGGCCCGACTATATTGCCTATAAAGGCTATTGGATCGAAGATGGAGTAGGCGATCCGGCTTTGACGTGGGTCGACCAAGGACCCGCCAACGTCGAGTCTTACGACGTAAGGACCGCGGCTCAGCGGTGCTGGATGATCAAAGCCTCCCGTGTAGTCGGCGAGATAGACGCTAAGGACGGAGCACAGGACGTCAAGTTGTCCCAGCTCCGAGAACACTGTGTGGCTATGGCCGAGCGATACCGCCCGATGGTGATCGCCTGATGGACACCGGTCTGCGCGAGCGTCTATCGGCCCGCTTCGTGGCGCGGCTTTGTCCCGACACCGTCGAGGTGCACCGCTTCACGATGACCGCGGACGGGCGTGGAGGTCAAACGTTGACGTGGCGCA